CAAAAAATGGCCAGGCAAGACGGCAAGGTTAAGCAATTATGTGACCTATAAGGAAAAGTCAGCCCGCCGAGAAGCTGCCAAGCGACTCGGAGCCACAGGTAATCTGCCCAGGGGTTTCACTTACGAATCAGTAGGTGTAGATCCAAAAGAAGCTAAACGCATAGAGCGTAAGCTGTTAGGCAAAAAAAGATGCATATCAAAACACTGTGGAGGAATCGTAATGTTTACAAGGCAACTACCTAAATCACTTATATCAGCAGACAACCAAATACTACTAGACAAATATGAAGTTGAAGACTTAGAACATCTCAAGGTTGACATACTAGCCAACCGTGGATTATCACAACTAATGGAAATAGATCCAGACACTCCTTTGGCGTCTTATCCGCACACAGACGCCCGTACAAGCGCCTTATTATCAAGAGGTGATGTGTTGGGTGTAACACAAGGAGAATCACCTGCAATGCGTAGATTGTTTAGAGCTATACAGCCTACATCAATGCAAGACTGTGTGTTCGCTACAGCAATGATCAGACCTGTAGCAATGTCAGGCAGACAGAAAGCATCAATGTTTCAGGACTGGTCAAAAGAAGCTGTACAAGATGCAATCGTGTTTGAAGATGATGCTATAGAAATTATAAGTAATATCATCGGTGTTGATCAATATGAAGCCGACATGTACAGGAGGGCATTTGCGAAAAAGAATGATGAAAAGATATTGGAATTTGTTGAAAGGCTCGGCAATAATCCTCGTAAGCAAGAAGCTATGGAGGCGCTTCAAGAATTATCAGGTTTCGGCCTTTGTAGAGCTCATGCAGTCAACCTCGGAAGACTTATCTGGGCACTCGCGTACCAAAAGGCGCACAACCCGGAAGCGTTCTGGAGAGCAAACCTAAAACATTGTGAAGGATCATATAGAGGGTGGGTCTATCAGTGTGAAGCACATCGTCGTGGCCTCGATACTAAACCTGGATGGTGGCAACACAGTTTTCCCAAGGGTATGGGTGTACGCCAGCAATGGTTGGATAGGGTACAGTTTGCAGGCATCATTGCCAACGGTAGGGTCTTCAGAGGAAAGAACGGACGTTGGGTAACTTTTCTTACCCTGGGTACTAATTATGGCGAATACATAGATATCACTATACAACGTCCATTTCAATATCGTGACGGTGACATAGTTAAAGGGTCAGGTCGTGTACGTCATCAAAATAATTCAGATTATATACAGTGTTCGGATGCTACAGTTATGAAGATGGCTGAATATTCTGTGACTGAATAATGTCTTGATTCCAAGCCATACCCCAAACTGTTAGAGCCCATCGTGTACCCTGAGTAGGTGGTGTAGCACGATGTCGATCACGTGCAGGAAAAATCACTGCCCACCCAGTTGGTAACTCCCATCTGTGTTCGCCCAGCTCTAATGCAGCACCAGGAGCCGTTTGCAACGTGCATGTGAGGGTAAGACTGCGGTCACTGCTTCTTGCGTTTTTGAGTCTACTGTCAATGTGCCAGTCATAAAATTCGCCAGTGTTATATTTGCTAATCTGCCAATGCTCTTGCAACCAGTCCATAGGTATATCCGGTCTAGCACTCATATGTCGTTTAACCTTCACCCATAGATCCCAGCTGGGAGGAATCTCGTCAGGGTGCAACCAATATACTGAATTGGTTCTCATTGAGTGTACTCCGCCCAGTGTCCAGCCTCGCATGATAGAGTGTTGCTTTTGTGCAAGTTTGATAATTCTCTTACAGGTCTTGGGTGTGAACAATTCAAACGGTTGGTATAACGGCGTATGTGGCATACTGTATTTAACCACGTAGTTAACTTACAACTGTAACGCCTGAATCTCTATCTAAAAATTTGTAGTCAATCAACACAGGGTCAAACTGTTGAAGGTGCTTTAGCACATCTTCTACTGCAAAGTCAGAACATGAGTACACATCCAACTGTATCAAACCTGGTGATTGTTCGTCCCACACATGCACAGCAACATGTGAAGTTTCTATAATAGCTGTACAGGTAACTCCTCTGTTGCCTTCAGTATTGCAGTAGGCAGCATATGGTCCCATCATTATTTTCATTCCGATTGACTCTATAACTGTGCGACACCATTCAATCACAGTTCTAGTAGCAACAGGAGGCAGTTCACATTCGCAACGCACTACGAGGTGTTTATGTTTTAACATACAATCCTTTTTAGCGAGTAGTTATCTCGTTTAGAATGTTTTCTATTGAAAATAAGGTCCAACTGCCCAGGCAATTAAACTTTCACGTGTGCCTTTGACAATGGGTGTAACAGTGTGTGGCATGAATGCAGGAAAGAACACAGCTGAGTTTGTGGGCAACTTGCCTATCTGCCAACCCTGTTGTACAGAAGCAAAAGTCAACTCTCCACCTTCATATTGATCATTCAACATGATGCTGCAGGATATTTTCCTTATCTGTTGTGAGTGTGGATCTTTGATTCCTGTGTCCACGTGCCAATCAAATGTGTTGTCCGCAGTGTAGGTAAGATGCTGTAGTGGTGCTATGAAGTCTATGCTAAAGCCAAACTTGTGTTCGTTCACCATTCTAAACACCTGTGCTAGATGTTCGTATATGGGCTTGAGCTGTTCGTCATACAGCCAACGAGCTTGAAACCCTCTACGTATAGAATCACCAGTTCCCTGTTCAACAGGTGTGTGTTCAGCTACTGATCTTATGATGGTCAGCTGTGATTCAGTGAACACATCATCAACACGATGGTGCCAAGTTTCGTCTACAGGGTCTGGATTACGCAAATATATCATCAGAAATATTTAACAACACGGCCCGTACGACAGCCACGAAGTGGTCCTGCGCCAGAAAATCCGCGAAGCGGTAAAGCGGTTTTTTTAGAACGAACGCGAAGCGTTTGCGGTAGCAAAAGCACGGTAAAGCAAAAACACAGTACAACAGTACCAAACGGTGCATATAGGATGAGAAATTCTCCAATCGCCACGACAGACTTCATACATAGCCCTGCAAACAGTGTTAATTAGGGGATTCCGTTTTTATGGTTCTTTTTAAATGATTCTAGTTCAGGCCCATCATAAACACACCAATAATACTTGACAAAAACTTCACGCCATCTGTTGCCGTAAACTTTTATGTATGCTATTCTAATCTTGTCAAGTTCGTCTTTAGTCACAGTGTTAACCTTGAGTCATATCCTGTGCTGACTGTGCCACGTGGCCATGTGTTGAATGATATGGATATGCGTTCTTCTGTGCTGTCGTTGGTGTCAACTTGATGCTGTAGCCATGATGGAAACACAATCAAATCTCCACGTTTGGGTTCTATGCGCCATGTAGCTGAATTCCAAGTTGGTGCTGAATGCTGTTCATACTCTATGTTTGGATAGCGATCGTTTACAAATGTGATAGCTGATGGTTGATCACTCCAGTATACTACTGCTGATGCTATTGAGTTTGCATGCCAATGACGATGATGTGACTGTGTGTGCAGTGTGCGATTGATCCAACTCTGAGTTATCTCCAGTTCTGCTGGACATGAAGCACACAGCACTTCTCTCCATATGATGTGTATGTGCTGTTTCAACTGTGTACACACTGACTGTAGTGATTGATGATCCAGTATGTTCTGTGACTCAGTTATCCAGTTGTTCTTGTTCTGTTGCCATGTGTACTGTTCACTGTCAAACTTGGGCAAGTCAACTGACTGTGTGTACAGCCATGCACCAAATATACCTTGTACGCTCATGCATATACTTATTGCACAGTAACCGTAGTTGCACACGGTTTGACTGCGTAGAGGGGTTGTTTTTGTGCTAAATATTTTTATGCAGGATGCTTATGTCGCTGTGTTTCAAGATGTAGTAAGCACAGCTAGAGAACAAACTGGAATTGAATTTCCACTGCACATAGAACACTATGTTGTGGCACTGCTTGCTGAGCATGTTGATCGTGCAGACTTCCTACCTAAGAACTCGTTCGCAGAGTCGTTGCTGACTGTACACAACTCACGCACTGCTAAAGAACTGGGTGACACATGTCTATTTGTAACTGGTGTGTTTCCAGACTATGGTATTGATCGCAACTACTATATATCAATAGGACAATCAGCATACACACGCATAGACACAGAACTGTTTAACACTGTG